ACCAGACATTGCCCCCGGTGCTTATTACACCAGAGCGAGGATAGGGCCTGAGCATATAGCCAAGGGCGGGACTACCGCGATGGGTGATATTGTTCGTGCTAGATCCAAGGACATGGCCGGTTACATCAAGAGCAATCCAGGTAGGTTTGCAAAAGGTGTAGCTATGACGGGAGCTTTAGCCCCGGCAGTCGCGGCTGAAGGCGCACTTGAGATAGGTAGGGGAGTACTAAGTAGGTTGAGAGGTTTTATCAGGTGAGAAGACGTCATGTGTAACAACACACCAATCATAAGTGCGCGCATCAAACAGTTCAATCTGCTGGGCTACAAAGTAACCCTAGAACTATATGATGCGGGTAGTATCCTGGCAGAATTCATGGTGCAGTTGGGGACAGAGTGGGCTACTATGCATGTAGCCGCATGGCGAGTAAGGGCGGCGGTCAATGTGGACAGAAATATCGAGTGAGAGGTATAGGAAGTACGAGTGCAGATCCATGGCATTTCACGGGGTGCATACTCCAGTGGTGAGAGTACGTAGCTAGATGGTGAATCTAACCTGGAGTTTTAGCGTAAAAAGAGGAGATTTTTGATGGCTCATGATGTTTTGATGCTGGTATCAGGGGGTTTAGCTGGTTATTTGCTTGGTACTATCGTCACCATTTATTTTATGGACCGAGGTATGGGGGTGAAACTTGCTTATTGTGCGAAGCACGGTACTAGATTGCCTTGGGATGACGATTTGTACACGGTGAAGAGGGAATCGAACACTGGCATCAAGGCGGAGGAGAAATAATATGCCAGGCGTCAGACCAGTGGGCGGGGCCCCTAGTAATATCAGTCGTGGTCAAGGTTCAGGTCAGGTGAGGGTTTCACAGGGCAAGATCGTCAAGGTCAATTCTGGTGCCTGGACTGTGGATGCCATTACTCAGTTTGACCAGCGTGCCTTTCCCAGCATGCAAGTCCTCTCGCCGTATTTGCATTACAACAGCGGTGAGGGCTTCTTTGCTCTGCCTGAGATGGGTGCCCAGTGCATGATCTGTGAGCCTAGTGATTCCACTAGGCCTTTCGTACTGGGTTTTTGCGCCCCCATGGAGAGAAGCGGCACCACGGGTAAAATGGCTGATGGTGCAGCGGTACAGGAAGCTGTATTTCATGCTGGTCGGCAGGCAGCCCAACCAGGTGATATGGGCATCAGAGGTCGGGATGGCAATTTCATGATCCTCAGAAGGGGTGGGGTTCTGGAGATAGGCGCCACTGAATTAGCCCAGCGGATTTTCATACCCATCGGCAATGTAATTACCGACGTCTCGGGGGAGTACAATCACTACAACACCGGCGGCGGGATAAAATGGGGTATGATGGAAGGGCCTGACGCAGAAACTCCAACATGTCTATCTCAGACCTACCGCGTCTTCGCCAATGATAAATTCGCCGACGTGAGAGTCAGCTACGGTAATGTGAAGGACGTGGTGTCGGAACCCGCTGGTAGCCCAGCTCATACAGCATTGGCCAATGCGGGTTATGGCGGTAGTACTTCCAGCCCAATCCCCACAGTCATGGAAGTCGCCATCGCCCCCGGTGGGTTCGATGCACATGGCTGTTTGCAATCTGGTGGTAGCACTAAAGAGTCTATGGTTTTTCATCTCATGCTGGATAGGGCAGGCAATCTATTCGGCCGGGTTGAGGGTAACGCAGTCTTTTACTTCAAGAAGAATTTGTCCATTGAGGTGACGGAGAATCTATCGCTCAAGGCACAAGGTGTGTCCTTAGACTGTAACTCACTTGAACTGTCTGCCCCGGCTTATGCGGCCATCAAGGCTCCTATTGTCAAACTGGGAGCCGGTTCTATTCCGGTCGCTATGGTTGGTTCACTCGTTACAGTACCTATGCCGATAGCCAACGTGTCGGGTAGTATGCTGATAGGCGGCGTACCAACTCCTTTCACCGGCGTGGCGACGTTCACCACAGCGCTTACAGGTGCGGTTATGAACGGTCGCTCTGGGGTGCTCGTATGATTACTCGCCAGGATTCATTAGCTATCGGCGAAATGATTCCAGTAGGGCTAACTATGCAGGCTATGCTTCCTACACTGGTAGCACAGTTAGACATACTGTTGGGTCAACTGGACTTTGCTATATCGGGTAACTTTGGTTTGGGTGGTCTACTGTTCGATGCGCAGTTAGAGTTCAACGCGGCTATAAGCGCAGCTGCGGACATTGGTATCGCCATAGGCAACCCGTTAGTAGCACTCCAGGCCGTACTACAGGCTGCACTACAAATTGAGTTGATTCCTACGATTGATTTCAGTGCCAGTCTGTCAGCCAACCTAGCTGTAGCCGCTGCTATCCAGGCTAAGATAGGTGGTATCAAGCTCATCATAGACTTACTGCTGAAGGTAAAAGGCCCGGCTATCAGTGCTAGGTTAGCCCTGCAAGACTTTATTTTAGCTCTCAATGTTGCCATGGGAGCTGGTGGGTTTGCATTCGTAGCTACCGACGATGAGTGGTCCGTGGAAGAGGCTATGGACGAGATCAAGGGCCGTATGTCTACGTTGGCCCCATTTCACAGTGGGAGTGATAAGGGTTACTTCCTTACGATAGGCGTGATGGAACCCACCCTTTGGGAGAATCTGCAGTTCTTCATCAAGGTGCAGCCGTAGTAAGATGGCACAATCTCTAGCATCGGAGTACGTCATGACTGATCTTTTCCTAGACCGACCCTTGTCATTTGAGAAAGAAGCCGCGGAAGTTACGCTGCCTGACGATCCTAACCAATGGTCGACGGAGATCCTGCAGGAACTCTACAAGCAGGTCCCGTACATCTCGGATTTTGAGCCGAACATAAATCTGCTATCTGTAGATGGAGAGCGGGGAGTGGGATTGGGCTGGATTGAAGTATCCAGCAAAACTGAAGCTGCACCTGCGGCTCCAGAGACTCAGTTACAAGCAGCCGGTATTCGCAAAGCGCGCATCCCAGTCATTATTTCCGAGAAGAAACTCCAGTCCCTCGACCTCGTACTTACTGATGACAGCAAGGTGCTGCCTTTGACAGAGTCCCGGCTGAGACAGGCGATGTTCCGTCCGCAGATGTTTGACATCGCCTCGAAGACACCAGGCGACATGTCCATTATCAGTCAGCTGTACCCACCGTTCAGACAGAACTACGGTATGGGTGGTGGTACGGTAATCGGAGCGGACAAGACTGCTGCCCCTCTTTCTGAGAATGCTCGCAGCAAAATCAAGGAAGAGCATTTTGCTATTCCGTCCCTCCGTAAATACCCAATCCACGATGAGAACCACGCCCGCATCGCTCTCGGATTCGCCAGGATGCATGGCTCACCAGAGGAGAAGTCACAGGTATTTGCGGCCGTGGCCAAAAAGTATCCGCACATCGCCTCGAACAGTTCAATCAGCACCGTTAGAGACAAGGTCAGCTCGGTATCCCTGCTGACAGCTATTTTGCCAACCGTCAACAGTGCCGACTACGAAAAATTCGCCAGCGTGTGTACTCAACCGGATGTCGCAGCTGGATATATGGCCAACGCACCAGCCCTCAAATCTTCTCTCGACACGCTAGACCAGTACATCCACAATGATTACACCAAGACAGCGGAGCGGCTGCCAGCAATGATTAGGCCTGACGTCATGCAGATTGCCAAGACCATCGATGGTTATCTGGTCAAGAGAGCAAGCGCCAAAATGTGGCATCCAGTCGGCGGGTACATGCATCGAGGTGAGCTTGTACGTACGTTCGGGGAGAAGATTGCCCTCGCCGTTGATACATCTGGCTCCATGACCATCGCTCAGGGTGCTGAAGTTGACTCCGATATGCCAGAGGGACCGAAAGCCGAAATTATTCATGACTTCGGTCTCTACAAGGTGCGCACCAAGGATGGGGACGACCTGATTGGTTATGTCTTCCCCAACCTTCTAGATGTGGACGGCCACAGTTTGCCACTCGCGCTTTTCACCAACGGGTCTGCGGCTGCTCTCCAGGGTGAAATTGTCGGGATGAAAGCTGGTGAGGGAGCGCCGCTCATGGAAAGCAGGCCGATCGGCAAGGGCTGCTTCTATAAGGTGCTCGCTAACGGTAAAGCCCAGGCAACAATTCCTCTGGATATTCACGCTGCGATGTCAGATCGTGGCGAAGTGGCTCTCATGGCTACTAGTTTCCACGGTCAGCAGATCAAAATCAAGGTGCAGCCTGTGATTCAGACGGTTGAACTCGTTGGTGACACCATGGTTGTACCCGCCGAATTCAAGTGGCTCAGTCTGGACAGATGCCAGAACGTTGTGCTGGAGGGTGAGGCCGACGCTGTTGAGGCAAAAACCGCAGCCCAGTCGCACTCTAGTTACGTCGAAATTCGATCTGGTGGACCAGATAGCTTCAGTTTCTCTGGACCCGCTGTGGATAAATTGGCTCACGAGGAACGTTCCTTCCTCGATCGCGACGGCGCAATGTTTTTGCTCGGCGGTCTTGGTGTCGAGCCGTCGTATGGTGTGACCAAAATTGCGCAGGCGTGGCAACAACAGGAGCCGATTCGGGTCAAAATTGCACGTCGGATCACTACAGTGCGGGAATTTGCTGATGCTGGTAAAGAGAAGGCCGCTGCGTACGTAAATGCTGTGCCAGCTCTCAAGAAAGTGCTGTTCAAAGAAGCGGCCGTGATCGCAGACCCAACAGCAGTCGACACTGTGCTCAGTCTGGGCTTCCTCAACCCAGAGAATATTCTTACGTTCGTTGAGTACTTGCCACGTATTGATGATGCTCAGGCCAAGATGTGCGAGTTGCTTCTTGCATCACGCCTCGGAATTAGAGAAATACCCACGTCTGCGCTGGAGAGGTCGATCAAATCCACGGAAGAGGTGATCAACGGCCTCAAGGTTCTCGCATTCCGTAAGCAATGAGGTAACTATGGCCACGTCCATATCCAAGAGCCCCGCAGAACGGTACCTGAAATTCCTGCTGTCACGCCCCGACTGCCCAGATAATAAAGGTTTGGTGAGAGAGGTCGTTACGCTCAGGGTACCGTTCATCTCTTACGATTACCTCGATTCACTCAGACGGCGTCTCAAGGTGCCATCACCTTACTTTCCGTGGGACGCGAAACATAAAAGCAGCATGGCATTTCTCAAGCGCGAGGGGATCGTAGGGCTGCATCACCCGGATGTTTTTACCAAGGGCGCGATTACCATTTTCCATAACGCCAATCTGCGAGAGGTAGCGGAGGCTATGCTTATTACGCGTGCCACGCACCCGTTGATTGCAGAGGTGCTGCACAAGACGCAAGGGTTCCAGTGTAGTCCCAATTCAGTAGCGCGCTTTGCACATTACTTTTGGGACGTCGCCTCAATGGACAGAACTAGCATCAGAGCGCTACTAAAGTGCGAGGTAGACCAGGTCAAGTTGATAGACGACCCGTTCATAAAGGCTCAGTTCAGTGCGCTGGATCGTACTAGGTACGAGGACGCTAGGACCATCGCAGCAGATCTGCCTAGTTCTGCAGCGGCAGCTAGGATCGTTCAGATGAAATTGGGCATCAAACCCAGATACGCCGAGGAACTAGAAGTGCTCCAGGAGGTCAAGAGCAATTGCCTAGCTCAGGTACAGAGGTTCTCTATGGCGTGTGGCTCACACGATTATGAGAAGGGGCTAGGCTACATGATGATTGCTGAGAAGGCGCATGCGATGGCCTTGGCCAGCAACAAACCGGAAGAAGTGCTGCGTAAAGCTGTCAGCGAGCTCAAGAACAAGGTGGACACCACCAGGATACCCAGCATCAACGAACTAAGTGGCGGTGAGCATTCTTCTGACTATGAAAACCTTCGCGAACCACCCAGTAAGGAATCCAACTAATGACGGAGCGCTTAGCGGGAGAGCGTGTGGCCGGTACTGTGCGGAAGGAAACTCCTGTAGGTGCTACGCCACTGGAGTTCACAGTAGATACATCCTACAACACGTTCACCGCTGAATACGTGGTAAAGGGTCAGCACCTGGTCTTTCACTTCTTCCCTCCATACGATCTCGACCCGAATAGCGCTGCCTTCAGTGAGTACTGGACTTGCACGTTCCCTCGAGCGCTTAGTGACACAGCAGAAAGCTTCTTTGCGGCCACGTATCCCAGGCTAATTGCTAGTCACACGGAAGAATTGAACGCGTGGTGGTTCGAGGCGAGGAACTTCGCTGATCACCATGATCCAGAGGGCCTGTGCCGTCAATTCATCGAAAAGCTCGATTCGGCTCTTCCACCTGCGTGCGGCATACAATAACCAGATCATTCTTGTGGCACTTGATATCCACACTGAAGCCTTTAGCCCTAAGATAACTCTTGGAGTAATTGCGCACCATCTGCATGCGTTCTCTATCAGCGCCGTGCAGATGGAGTCGCAGCATACTCTCTTCACGGGTATACTCTGGGAAATGACCAGGTCCTAACGCGTCACCAGCAGCAAGTGCGAGTGATTGATAAAGTTCTACTAGTGCATCGTGTGGTTCTTGATACGGTGTTGTCATGATTGAGCAATCCCTTTACGATGTTTTCCCTGAGTACGATATTGGCTATCAGCCAATCTTTGATGAGGATGACGAACCGGACGAGGTAGCGCAAGCCTGGCTCGACGCAAGCAAGGTCGATTTATCTGATGCGTACAGCCGGTACAACGAAACACACTCATCCAAGATAGAACGAGCCGAACTATACCACTCTCAGTTTGTCGAAATAGCCTTCATGATGCCGACTCATGACGGAGTAGGTCTATCGAACTTCAGTTTCGAAGGCCGAAGGCATATGAGGCGGATCTACGACAGTCCAGCGCACAAGATTCTACTAAAATGCGCCAGACAGGTCGAGAAATCTACGTTCTTAGGCAACAAGGCCATTACACTTAGTTGTCTTGTACCCGGGCACCGGTCTTTGTACGTGTCTCCTTCAGCCACGCAGTCGAAGACGTTTAGCGCAGACCGTCTGAAGGAGCCAATTGAAACCAGTGAGATCCTCAGAGCATACTTCCCCGCTACCAAGACGCAGAACATCTTCGAGAAGAAGAGTTCTAATTGGTCTACAATTACTCAGAGCTACGCGTTCCTCAACGCCGATCGTTGTGTCACCGGGGATACCCGAGTGCACTTTGTCGATGGTAGCGTGACCAGTTTGGCCAAGATTCATCAAAGTCCGCAGGATTACTTAGGTAAACTGGTCTGGTCTGTTGACCCAGCAGGCAGTCGCAAGCTGGTGACAGGTGTACTCACAGAAGTTGTGGACCAGGGTGTTAGGCCGATATTCGATGTCCATCTTCAAGGTGGCGTAGAGCTGCATTGTACTGAAAATCAACCGTTGCTGACTTGGGATGGTTGGAGGCTTTTGGAGGAGTTGACCCTGGATGATTGGGTTGCTGTGCCCAGCAAACTTCCTCATGGGCCGGGGTTGTGTACACCAGTGGAGGAGTTTCGTTTGGTGGGGTACCTCATTGGCGACGGATCTGTGACCACCACAAATGCCACGGCGTTGCATAACGGCAACAATAGGATCTTGGATGACTTTAGGCGGTGTGCAGAGGTCCTGGGCGCGCCACTTGGGAGGTTGCAGGACAGTAATCGAAAACACTGGGTGCATTCGCAGACGAAACGTCAGTGGATTGGAGGCGGGCGGGCGGGATACAAGAAACGGTTGAGACAGCTGGGAGTCATCGGGACCCAGCATGATACGAAGAGAGTTCCTGAAGAGTTCTTCAAAGGGGACAAGGTGCAGATTACGCATTTCTTGAACGCCCTCTTTTCGACGGATGGTTGGGCCAGCGTTAGCAAGCAGCGTCAGTTTGAGATTGGGTATAGTTCCAACTCCAAAGGTCTGCTCGTTGACATCAAGCAACTGCTCCTTCGGTTTGGTATTCAATGTTGTATCAGCAAACAAAAGAAGCCATCTACACCTAATGCTAAGGGCGGCTACGTTCTAAGCATTAGGCACAGTCAGCATGTGCTCACGTTCTGCCGTGAGATTAGTATCTTCGGTAAGGAGGAGGCTGTAGAGTTGGTCAGGGAGGAAGCTAGCAAGGTTGGTATCGTAAAGCAGGACCATGATCGGATCCCCCTGAGCTACGCTGCACTTAGGGGATACCTAAAGGCTACGTACGGGATCAGTACACACACGGCATGGGTCAAGTACAAAATTCAACTTCGACCAGATTGCCGTAGGGATTCGATCGGGAGGCAGCTGCTGCGCAAAATAGGTTTGAAGTTGAATGACGCCCTGCTGTGTGCGTACGCCGATAGTGACATTGGTTGGGCTCAGATCGAGGAGATAGCGCAGAATGGAGAGGAGCAAACCTTTGACCTGTCAATTCAGGGGTTTGCCAACTACTTGTCAGATGGTCTGTTCGTGCATAACACGCGTGGCATCCCTGCCTACCTCCTTGAGATCGATGAGATCCAAGACATCCTCTACGACAACATCCCGGTTATCGAGCAGTGCACAAGCCACGCACCGGAAATGTGGAGGACGTTTCTGTATTCTGGGACACCCAAGACACTAGACAACACCATCGAGTTCTATTGGTCCGGTTACGTCAAGGACCAATCTATGAGCACACAGGGTGAGTGGGTCGTACCGTGTACTCACTGCGGTAGTACAGTAAAGGGTGGTCGAGGTCGCTTCTGGAACATTCTGGGTGAGCGAAACATAGGCAACAATGGTCTGATCTGTGAGCGGTGCGGAGGCAGTATCTCTCCGCAACATGAAGACGCTACGTGGGCCAATATGCGTAACGACGGCATATTTGAGTCCTACCGAGTTAGCCAGCTTATGGTCCCGTGGAAGCCGTGGAAGGAAATCCTACTGGACTACGAGAGGTACCCCAGGGACAAGTTCTACAATGAGGTCCTGGGTATCAGTTATGACTCCGGGCTTAGGCCACTCACAATGCAGCACATCAAGGAGTGCTGTAATGAAGAGGTACTTATGCACGGAGACCACCTAGAAAGCTATCGGTCGCTCGCCTACGGTCAGCCAATTTTCATGGGCATAGATTGGGGCACTGGGGAGAATTCGTACACAGTCATCACCATGGCCACGTACATCGGCAACATGTTCAGGGTCTTTTATATGCACCGATGTACGGGGCAAGAAACGGAACCTGATGAGCAGCTAGAGCTCATCATGGAGCTAATTACGGACTTCAACGTCAAACTTATTGGCGTCGACTATGGCGGTGGTCATTACCCCAATAATTACCTAGTGCGCCGCGTGGGTCCTCAGCGCCTTCACCGTTACCACTACATGGCCAGGTGTAAGAAGAAGGTGGAGTGGGATCCCAGGAGGATACTTTGGAAGACGCACCGCACTGACGTCATGTCTGACGTATTCAATCTCATTCGGCGTAAGCAAGTTCAGTTCCCCAACTGGGAGGAGTTCAAGAACCCATACGCACAGGATATGTGTAATATTTTCGGTGAGTACAACGAGAAGCTAGCGATGATCCAATACGGGCACTCACCAGACAAACCCGACGACAGCTTTCACAGTCTGGTTTACTGCGTGCTGGTATCGATACTCGTTCATCCTAGGTCCGATATTACATCGCCTAGACGTGAAGAACCTGGTACAGGTCCAGTCCATGGTTCTGGATACAGCGGGCCACTAGATCAAGGGTAGGTTGTGATGTCATCTAAAAGCGACGTAGTGATAGACGAGGGTTTTATTGAGGCGCAGGAAGCAGCCCCTGTAGAGGTGGATACACTCAAGGATTGTGTAGAGCGTATCCTCAAGGTCAGATCAATAGCTGGCAGGATTAGGATCGTAGCCTACCTGAACAGTCTTTTTGTACCTGAGTGGGTCGATGGGGCTGATACTGAAGATAGCGCGCTTTTATTGGCAGAGGATCTGTTGGGTGTGCCCGGAGATAGTGGCAACGACAACTAGCTATAACCCCAGTGCAATCTTCGCAATCTCTTCCATACGATTAGGCTCACCATCGTCAGGAATGTCCAAAGCAGCTTGAGCCAACCCGTACCTTTCGCGGATATAGAAATAGGCAGTTCTTTTTAGCTGTGCCCTCGCTGGAATGATGAGTTGATATGCAGCGTTGAGATCCGGTCTCATAGGCAGTACGCCAACGTGTATATCTTCAACCACGCGGTCAGCTAGTACCACGAATGGTTTCCAGGGGCGTTCGTCATTTGCGTACCGCCCTAAAAGCTCCAAGAACTCTTCTGTGATACTGATAAACAGCTTAGCCCACCTGAAGATATCTTCTGGCTTTCTATTCAATGACTTGCAGGAATTCTTCACCAACTGGTACAGGGCCAACACCGGCCCGCGTTTGGTAGGCAATGGTTCACTGTGTAACCCCAATAACGTCTCTAGGTATTCTTGCCGCTGTTCCAGTCTGGCTACTCTAGCCTGCAAGACCACTACAGCATCTAAGTAATCTGTAGTGCACCTGCCCTGATCGAGCATCATTCGTACCTTGTTGACCTCAGAGCGCAGTAAGCGGTAGCGCCTACTGTATTTCGATAGTCCAACAGGGTTGAGGAACCCTTGCCTGACGAGTTTATCTAGCATCTCCTTAGGCATACCTAGTAGAGCAGCCGCCTCGGGTTTTGTGAGGAGATCAGAAGGTCTACAACTTCCCATGTGAAAACGCCTCATGGTAGCGTCGGTTAGGTCGAGGATACGCAATGAATAACCTTCCGGCGCAGTGGTTCCAGCAGCAATCGAAAGCCCGGCCCATCAGTGGTGAGCACCTTGAGCTATTGGGCAAGAAGGCCTCCGCTATGTGGGCCTCTGGGCAGGCCAGAGACCTGAACGAGGCCGTAGTAGAGACTGTCAAACATGCGGGATTGTCTCCAGAACAGGTTCAGCGAGTCGTTGAGTTCACAAATGTATCGGCTTACCTAGGTGAGTTCAAGAAAGAAGATGCCGAACACAAAGTTGTGGACTTCGGTAAGGGTGGACCGGCCAGTACTGGAGAGATCCTGCGCGATTTGAACGACGGTGGCGGTGGAGCGACTTACGACTCATCGACGCACGATTACGATATACCGCCAGAGGAGACACACAAGACCTCAGCCGCTGATGAAGAATTACTGTTCAAGTTGCTAGGCGCTAGTGGCCAGGTGTACCCAGAGTACAACCCGTTCGGCGATTGTGTCAGCATGCGGGACAAGTTAGCAGGGACTTATGAGCATCTCACAGCCGAGCTCAGTGCGCTGGAGACTGAGTACGCTGATATAACCAATGCGATTTTCGAAGAAGTAAAGCAGGCGTGCGCTCAGGGTCACAGTTTGGGCGAGGTAGTGCAGGTGTGGGGTGGCGTCAGAGAAGATCCCGAATACGTCAAATGCGCCTTTGCGTCCATCAGCGGCGGACTTGTGGAGAATGGTGTTTTTCAATCGTACGGAGAGCTAGGCGCCTCGTTGGAGAAGCTAGGGTCCGCTAGGGTACCAAATCCACAGCATCCACTGGTAGTGCTCTACGACTCTTACTGTGACTGTTTGGACAAACTCGCTAGTACTAGAGCCTTGCGCGAGGAAGTTGGTGTAGGCGTAGGCCAGCTCACTGGCTTTTTAGCTAAGTACGCGTTTGAACCCGGGCATGGCTTGCTGCATCACGCTGGCAATGTGGGGCAGAAAATTGTCGGTGGCGCTGGCAAGTTGTTGTTGGGTAACAAGCCGGAGCACACAGAGATTCATAAGTTGCTAGATTGGGGTGGTAGGAGGGCTGGGCAGGGTTTGGCTCTTGGCATGCCGCTTGTAATTGGTCATAGTGCATTGCAAGGCTTAGCCCAAACTAATCCGATTGGCGGGGCCCTTACGTCGCCTATTGCCACGGTGCAGGGGTTGGGTATGCGAGTGGGCGCAGCTCTACCAGGTGGCTACGACGCCGGTGGCGGCGGGTATTACTAGGAGCGCATGATGAATCCTCTTGATGAGTTTCTGGCTACTAAGCATGGTAGCCGTATTGAGAAGACAGCCGATTGGCAGAACATCAGTAATGCATTTCGTGGAGCTGCACAGGATGTTCCTAATACATTCGCGCACGCTCTCATCGGCGGCGCGGCGTTGGGTGTAGCCGGAGGTGCACTTACTGGTGCTGCGGCTGGCGTCAACGCATTGTGGAATGCGGCTACGAAGTCGCGTGATTTCCGAGGCATGCTGGAGGCGAATCCGCATCTCAAGGAGCACCACGATCAGAAGGCGATCAATCGAGCCTTTACATCCCTTCGAACCTTCGCCCCGGATTTATCTAAAGACCCGTTGGTGGCTGGTTCCTACGTTAGTAATATGATGGAGTCTCCTATGGGAGCAGCTGGGATCATGCAAGAGGCGTTACGCGGTCAGCACATGATCCCAGGTGATGTTGGTGAGGGGGCTAGGAGTGCCGTCCTAAAAGGTATGCGCCCGCACGATGAGAATATGCAAGCCAGGCTGAAGGATTTGGAACACACCTTGGGCTCTAGAAGAGAACAACTCAAAGGTCAGCTAAATATGGACGTAGAGAATCTCAGAGCGAGGAATGCACATACTAGTGCCATGACCTTGATGAGAAACAAGCGTCAGCTGGATCTCTCGACTGACCCTGACAAGCTCAGGGCCAGACCAGGTATCGGTCCAGGGTTCAATCCCACGACGGCATGGGAGTTGGATCCTAAGAACGAAGAGGCAGCCCGTCGAGCAGGTAGATTCTGATCCGTAGAGGTAAATAAGTCATGTACAAGGTCTCCGTCTTCCACGGCGCCTCGGAGGAGTGGGGGCCACAAGTAATCCCACTCTTCACATCAGCAGACCCAGTCTTTGAGAAGTTGGCTGCTCCATCGCTTCTACCAAGTGTCGCCCAATATATCTCTGAGCTAAGACCAGTCCGCGACTCACAGTACGTGCTAGTCAACGCCATGGGGGCTAGTGAATTTTACGGCAGTAATATCAATGCAGACGCATTTCCTGAAGCAAGTCTCATTCACTGCCCAGATGGATGGAAGGGTATACCGGCCTACGATCGCGTTGCAGCTAAGAATTGGCCTTACGGTTTTCCTACCTTTTACAATGCTCATCCCTACGCTCATCATCGTAACAAGGATTCGACCCGTGCCTATGGAGAGGTAGAGCTAGCTGCCTGGAACGATCACATGAAACGTGTTGAGCTTGTTATCCGGGCAGACCTGGACAAGTGCATGCGCTTCGGCGGCCAAGCGGTTTGGGACAAACTCAAGATGGGGATGTTTGTCGATGTGAGCATGGGCTCAAAAGTGCCATTCGACACTTGTGCTATCTGTTTGGATTGGGACGCCTACCGTAAGGCCCAGGCTACCTTCGACCCTAGGATTCATAAGCATCCAGGCGAGGCAGTTCTAGCCTATCATAGAAAACTAGTTGCGGAGCGTGGTCATGGTATCCAAGGTCTGTCTATTACACGTAAGGATTACTGTTTCCCACCAGGTACCCCTGTGCTGCTAGCCGATGGGAGTTATCGGCCTATCGAGCGTGTGTATATTGGCGATCTTGTACGAACGCATACAGGCGCAGTACAGCCCGTGTTGCGTGTCAGCAGTAGGGAAATAGCTGAGGAACTCGTAACAATAAAAACGTACTGTCTAGGCGACGTACGCAGTACTGAGGAGCACCCTTACCTAGTTGCTAGGACTAGAGCGAATGTGCACGGTGGCCGCGTGGGGCAGTTGGACAAGAACCCACCGCAATGGGTGGCCGCAGAGGATATCAGGCCACGTGACGTTGTCTTCTTGCCCATACCGACAATCGAGGAGTCGGCGCCTTACGAAGTTGAACTAGGTTGGTTACTGGGCCTCTACCTAGCGGAGGGCAACCCTCATTTCTCCAAAGGTGTTGCCTGGCCCAAAGCTATAGAGTTCACCCTTCATGGAAACGAGCGTGAAGTCATCGACTCGATTGTGCAGGCAGCTAGAAAGATCGATCCGGATCTAACCTGGCGCTTGGTTGAGTATGACGACGCTGAGGCTGTCGGCGTTTGTGTCAATAGCAGGCCGGTAGCTGAGTGGTTGGTGCAGCATGGAGGTCGGGGTAGCCATACGAAGACGTTGGCTGCGTGTGTTTGGTCTTACGGCAAGTACTTCGCTCATGCAGTACTTCTGGGCTGGGCACAAGGCGATGGCTCCTTGGATTCAGAGCGGAGTATCAACCGCGCGTTCAGCGCGTCTTATGACCTAGCCCATCAGATGCAATTATTGGCAGCTGGGGTAGGTATCCTAGCCGGTATCTCTTTCTGCGAACGCGAAACCAACTACGGGCATCAGGAGGGTTGGTACCTACACTTCTGTGGTGACGCTGCTGCAGCGCTAATGGAGAGCCGTGGACAGCAAGTGTTTGAGAAGCAGAGCAAGCTCTTCTTCTGGAAGAACTATTTGTGTTCCACAGTCCGTTCAGTAAAGCGCACCCCCTACGCTGGTACTGTGCACAACATGGAGGTGGCGCAGGACAACTCGTATGTGGTTGGGTGTCTGTCCGTTCATAATTGCAACCATATGAAGCAGAGTCCTAACAGGATACTTCATGATGGTCGCAAAGTCTTTGTCTACAATGACTACCCCAGATTCTTCGACATCTCTTTCGTATTTATAGGTGCTGATAAGACCGCGAAGGTTATGCTCCACATCAAGACGGCTATGATCCAGGTTCCCAGACAATGGGAGCTACCGGGGGCCGAATTAGCTGAGAAGCTAGGCTATGAAGATGTGCCAGAGTCTACAAAGCAGGCCTCCATTGATGATGAGCTCCTAAAGGCTGCCTTTCTAGGTAAGAGTGCACTAGCCAAGCGCGGCGAGATGGAGAAGGATGTAGTCCCTCAGTTCTCCCCTAAGAGCGCCATTACTATCGGGCGCTGTGAGAGAGATATTCCTAGTGATGTTCTAGACACTATGGCCCGCGATGTAGATAAGTCATTGTCTACTGCGTCTACGTTAGGCATTGTCCTAAAACCTAAAGAGTTTCAAAGAATCATCATAGTCAGACTAGGTCTTGGACCAGTCGCTGACGATTTTGAGAGGAAGCGCATTGTCTTCCCCAAGACAAATGACTCTCATGACGTGCCACTCTCGCTCGGCCACTTTGACAAACGCATCGCAGATATTCTAGCTGATTTTACGAGTGAACGCAGCGCGTTCGGTCCCATTATCGAACGTAGGATCATTCACGCCAGCCGTGTGCCAGAGGGTACTCCCAAAAGGTATTCTTCCCTTTCTAGCAAGCTGCTTTCTAAGATAGGCGCTGCATACAACGGCTACCGGCGTTCACTCATGAAGCTAGCTAGAGAAGACCTAAGACAAGTTCATGACCTTCAACCAAAAGGTCAGAAACTAGCCATGTCCTCCGAGGCGATGCTCAGCCCAGAGTTCTTCGATTATATCCGCGAAGCTCACTGGGAAGAAGTGGGCACGGATGGGTGAGCATAGGGTGCTCATCACGACGTGGAGAGGGTCCGTCCCTCAGGGATACGTAGCCTACCCAGCTAACGAAAATCTGAGTGAAGGAGACATGTCATGAGTGGAATGGATCAGTTCCTGGCCGAGATGTACGGCACCAAGACCGCATCCGCGGAGGATTTCGAAAAGCAAGCGCAAGCCGAGTACTTCAGCAAGCTCGCTGCTGATAACGGTATCGACCTCAACACTTTGAGTGATGAACAGGTTACCTACCTCTGGAACCAGACCTTCGCCAAGACTGCAGGGGATGACGTAGATAGAAAGGTTGAAGAGGCCAAGAGAGAGGTTGAGGAGAAGAGGGCCTCTGCTGAGAAGTTCGCCGAGGCAGATTTCCTTGGGCGCGTCATGGCTCATGCCTACGTGCAGGAGCTCAACAAGATCGCCGCGGATGGTGAGGACAAGGTTGATTTGAGAAAGCACCGCCCTGAGCGCGGCCCTGCTGCCAATGAACCCTCGCGCGGTGCTCTGAACAAGCGCATAGGTGGCGCCATCGGTGAGGGTACGATCCATAGTACAAGTAATCGGTCACATAGTACCCCCGTGAGCGATAACATTGCGGGTATGTCCACTGCAGCTGGGCGCGAGACCCATAATACAGGTGTCGGTCACTTCACGGCCAACGACAAGTCTCTCCGCGGCTCCCTTCGGCAACATGCCGGGGCAGCGTGGAGGCACATCAAGGACCACCCGTGGCGTTACGGTGGTGGTGCCGCAGCTGGTGCAGCGGCACTAGGAGGCGGGGCACTTCTAGCTCACCACCTCAGCAAGAAGAACGAAGGCAAGGAATCACGGTCCTCAGCCCTCGACGAGATCGCATCTGAAGTAGCATTCAACAAGGCTGCCGAAGCAGGCTTCCAACCAGAAGAAGCTGCTCAGCGTCTCCAGGCTGTTTTGGTTCTCGGTCTTGCCGACCAAGACAATACCAAGGTCGCAGCCGGTTCTAGCTTCGAGGAAGCAGTGGAGATCAGAGCTCTCGAACTGCTGGAGGTTGCCGGTTACCCGGTCAACTGGTGAGTGAGGACGGGCGCGGGGTAGGGGATATTGGTCCCCTACCCGAACCCTTGGATTTGAACTTTGGAGGATCCAATGTCTGCTGCTCGACCCACGATTCATGATATGGTCAAGTCGGCGATGGCCGGGGCGCTCTCCCGCGCCCAAATCGCTGCGGAGGCCGAGCGTCAGCTTGGGGGTGAGAAAACAGCCAGCACCAACGACCAGCCTACAGCTGCCTCAACCGGTGTTGACTATGAATACGCCCTCAAGCTCGCCTCGGCTTGTGATTACATTGCGGAGGTTTTCCACAAGGAAGCCGCCGAACAGGCACCAGGGGAAGGTCCGGGTGCTCTTCATGTGATGGAATCCCCCGGCGGATCTCCTATCCCAACGGATCCTGGTCGGGCTATCCCAGCTAACCAGCCTCCTATCAATCCTGGTCTTCAGAAGGCGCGACCATCCGATGCCGCCAACCAGATGGCCAATGACGCCAATCGGGCTCCCGGTGCTGGTGCGGGTACGCAGAAGGTTTCATCGGCGCTCTACCGTAGGAATCTGAGTAGACTCACGAAGCAAGCCGGGCCTTTACCACCCTCGGGGCAGCAACTTCCACAACAGGTGCCGCCAATTCCGCCAGCACAGACTGGGAATGTAATTGCCCCGGTAACGACACAGTCTGCGCCTGTTGTAGAACGTACAGTTGGTCAGGTTGCTGATGCGGCGCCAGCAGTGGCACCCACAACGGCGCCCGTGGCGGCACAGCTTGAGCAAGCTGCTGAAGCTGGTGTCGATCCGGGTCTTCTATCGAAGTACTGGGAGACCTTGATGGACCGCCAGGGGTCCACTGCTCTTCGTAGAACCGCTCAAATTGGGACAGGACTAGCAGGGGCTGGTGCTCTAGCTGGCCTAGGCTACGGCGCCTACCGACTAGCTGGCGGTGGACAGCCCGCTGCCCCTCAAGAAGGTATGACGGTTCAGGCCTCTGCTCGCATTCCCCTACATGCCATCCGTAAGATGGCCGCGCAGAAGAAGCTTGCGGAAGACGCTATCAACCCAGCGCGTATTTCTGGTCAAGCAGCTGTGCCGCCCGATGTTTCCGAGTCCGGGCAGAGGACAGTTCCGCTTCCGGCCGGAGCTGACATGGTGGGTAGCAATGAGGCGGCTATCAATCTGACCAGGCGCCAGGCTAAGGCACCGCAGAAGTCCGATATGAACGCGTACATTCGTGAGCCAATGCAATCGTCAGCGCATGATCACACCTTGAACGCGGCATTTGCGCATACGGATGAGGCGGGAGCCAAAATCTCTAGTGCCAAACTCAAGGTGGCCGCAATGCGCGAGATTCTTAGCCGTAAGGCGGGAGGCTGATCATGAACAAGCTCAGCGCAAGTAAGCTCGCTGAAGTTCTCCAAGAGGTGGGACCTGTCATTAGGGCTCAAGCGGAGGAAATTCAGGAGCTGCGTACCAAGCTGGCTGCTTATGAGCGTAGAGATAGGCTCACCAAGGTAGCCGCCAAGATGCAGGAGAAGGGGCTCGATGCAGATCCTATTGAGGACATCATTGAGAAACTCTCCAACCTCGACGACAGGACCCTTACCACGCGTGAAGACGCAGTGGATATGTTCGGCCCCGACATGGGTGCCAGGCTAGGACTGAGTGACGCTGCTTCGAATGCAAGTGCAAATGCTATCGAGGCGTACGTCCTCTCGTGAGATTTAGGAGGTCGCTATGACTGAGTGGAGAATGAACTTTGAACCCGTGTCGGACTTGCTCAAGAACCAGACTCGGGACTTTCCTATGGCTGACAGAACCCTCGTTCGGCCTTCAAGTGCACTTCGCGTGTACGACGGGGAGTGGCTCAGGTTGGACGATACCAACAAGCTAGTGCGTGCCGTTGACATCGCTGGTGTGGTTGGTGTCGATACAGCGGTTTACAGATCCTACCCGCTCTTCGCGGAGCCGGGCCGTTACGATATCCAGGCTCTGTCTGGTAGCAAGGTCCCATTGATTTGGCTCGGTGAGTGGGAATTCGAGACTCGTATTTTTGATGCGACGCTCATTGTGGGCACTGGCCTGGCTATCGCGCACGTGGGGCAGGCTCTCAAAGTCGCTCTGATTCAGCCAGGTGGCGTGGGGACTAGGCTGTACTCCGGCCTTGTCGGCCATGGTTGGCCAGCCCAGGCGGATACAGATCCCATCGTTGGCTATGTGACCAGACTGCCGGGTACCACAGGCAAGCTGCGTCTTCGCAGTGGGTTCGCAAGCTGAGGCCAACCGGAGAAAGAAGGTAAGCTATGAATACCCCGGCAAGAGTTTTCAATGATTTGTTCTCGCAGAAGCTCGGCACCGCTGAAGGCAAAGAGAAACTCGCTGAATACGGAGGTCAGTATATTCGTGACCGCCTGCGCGAGGAATCTTTCCTGCGTAAGCTTCTCAATCCACAGCAGGTGACGCGGAATGACTGTCAGGTGTCTACCAAGCACGACACATTGGTCAAGATCGTGCAGCTCGAGCCTAAGTCTAGGGCTATGACCATTTCCTTCCGTGGGCAACCCACAGCCAGATTCATTCGAGCGGAGCGCGTTGAAGTTGGCTTTTTCACTATCTCGAGTGAGATCTTCCAGAAGACTGAGCAGGAACTGCTCGCCTACGGTATGCCCATCACGCGCATCATTGAAGAGAACTCCGTGAAGGACATTCAGGAGATCGAAGACCGAGAGTTCACTATTCACATCGAAGCAGCGTGCCAGGCGCTTCAGACTGAAGCTAACGGCGGTGTGGCTACAGCGCTCTCTTGGACCACGGTCAACAATGGTGCTGTCGAGTTCTCTATCCGCAAGGGTGAGCTCGCCAGAACTGCCCAGGTGGACGACAGTACAGTGCGACCTGTGCAGCGCCCGGACTTTGTCAATCTCTTCAAGATGTTGGATGGCAATCGTTTGAAGGCTGAGCGCGTGCTCATCACGGAGCCAGACTGGGACGACATCCTTCAATGGACTGTAGAAGATTTCGGCGACAGGCTGCAGAGTGAGACTGCAGTGGATGGGTACAAGTACAACGTTGTTATGGGCCGTGGTTTTATTCGTACCATCAAGACGGACATCCTCCGACCCGGTAACATCTACTGCTTCACCAAGCCTGAGTTCTTCGGGCACTTCTTCGTGTTGAACGCTACCAAGTTCTATATCGACAAGATCGCGAACCTGATCTCGTTCCAGGCCTGGGAAGATGTGGCTATGATCGTTGCCAATGTGGCCGCTGTTCGAAAGCTAGAGCTGTACTCTGAAGATGCGAATCCAGAGACGCAAGTCAATCTTGCAGCCCTAGCGCGCCATATCCCGGTTGATGAAGACGGTCTGGGAGCTGTCAACAATCGTGTGGAGCAAGGACTGCGTTTCCCAGCAGTGGAACAGTACTGATATCACCTACTCCCTACCTACAACTTCTCCATAGACCACTTCATCTATTGTCCACATCAGCGTATGCTTTCGTAGCATAACGGCTCATAACCCGTTTGTTTAGGAGACACAGCATGGATCGGTACGCGATTTACAACGTAGTCGGTGATGTGGCCACGAGGAATAAGAGGGCTAGCGCGCCCGTGCACCGGCGATATGTAGAGAGACTCTTCAAGGATCAGCGTAGGGTTACGCGTGGTAGGTCTATTGTCGTACGCGACATTGAAGTCATCGATAACATTGATGAGATTCGGCGCAAGACGGAACTGGGGTTTATCAAACTCAGGACGCTGGATGGTAGGGACGTAAACCTGGATACACTAGAACCGTATGAGCCCATCAAATCGGTGCCCATGCCCAAGCCCCTGGATGATTCCATCGCCAAGGACAAGCCCAGAGGCATACCCGCTCCTCAATTCCCGGGTGGTAAAACGTTGGATCAGCTTGTTGTCGAAGCACAGGAAACCTCTGTGTCACACGACGCTTCTTCTTCTACTGATGACGAAGAGGTAGACTTCTACGAACAACCGAAGCACAAGCAGAGTGGTAAACGTCGAAATCGGCAAGGTCCTAACGCTAGTTGAGGTACTCGATGCTAGAAGGCATCCAAGGTATCAGTCCAGAAATGAAGTACATGGTCCAATCCGTGCGAGACTTCATGCGGGACTTCCCTGAACTCAATCGACTCATCGACGGCGAGGAATCCAATGACCGTTTGATCATCTGGTCGATTATCGACGCTGTCGATGACTTCAACGGTACACCGCCGATTACGTATTATAGTTTGGCTAACCTACTGTCCCTGCAGCAAGGTTCGTTGCTTCGTTCCATGAGTACCGCACACCTACTTACGTCAGTTGGTCTGCTCCAAACGCGCAATCACATCAACTACAGTGCAGGTGGTACGACAGTAGGGATCAATGACAAGACGCCCCTGCTGTTTCAGTGGATCAACATGCTCAAATCTTTCACTGAGCAGCGAAAGATGCAAGTGAAAGTAGGGCTCAACATATCATCGCTATTCGGCGAGCCAGGTGTGCACAGTGAGCTTTGGGCAGTCAACTCATCCTACATAGGCTGGTAAGAAAGCAAGACAGTCATGGCACTAAAGATCTACAACTTCAAGGATACTGTTGCCGTGAATCTTTACCTGAGTGGTGGTATCACAGGCGGCGTTCCTCTGTCGTCAGCCGGTGTGCCTGACCTTGTGGGTAGGACCATTGCGTTTACTGTTCCTTCGTTCTCGCACACATTTGTTGCGCCGGTCGTTCCAGGTGCTGGCGGCCAACTAACCTTTCAACAAATCAAAGCACAGCTAGAAGCCGCCAATGCCAATATTCTGGTTCTGGCCTACGATGGTTTGTTCGTCTTTGTGGAGAAGGTGCCGACAACAGGCTGTGTTCTAGCCGCTACACAACCAGTCACCAATCAGCTATTTGGTTTTAGCAGTGCGGGGGCTACTGGTCATGTTGTCAATGAACCAAATGGCGCCCCTCCATCATTAGCTTGGTGGAACATCCTACCCTCCGGTGGCCACGCGATCATGATCCAGGAGTAACACATGGACCTTTTTTCCTATCTGAACCCGGGACCTACGATCGCCGAGGCGTCCGCCTACTTCGTTGGCCTGAAGAAGTTTGCTGCTCCTGCGGTACCGGTAGCCCCAGACACCACTGGCATGGTAGAAGGACAGTTCCCGGTACCAGTGGAGCAGGTGCTGGCTGTACTGTCCCAGCTCGTGAAGGAAGAGTTCGAGACTATCTACGCCTACCATGTGTACGCGCAGACTCTACGTGATCTGTCACACGACACTATCGCGGAGCATTTCCAGGAACACGCAGACGATGAGTTAGAGCACGCGGACTGGCTGCTCAAAAGAATGGCTGTGCTGGGAGGACCTGCTCACGTTCCAGATGTGTCCGCTCCGCATCCCTCATCTGATCCTATCGATATCATCAAAACGCTTATCGGTATGGAACAGCAGAGTGTGGCCAGTTGGCAGCGATTGCTACCCCTGGTGGGTGACAACCCGATGAAGGTGAAAGTCGAGGAGTACTCACAAGCTGAGCAGGATCACCTGGATGATCTCTGGCAGATGCTTCCGTACACCGCCGATCGTGCCGTGACTCTGGGTGCGAAGACGGCACAGGCCAAACTTCTGTCAGCGTTCTACAAATTGGCCGAGGAACCCAATCCGCAAGCCTGGTTGGCCCAAGAACAGCAGCTCCAAGCGGCTCAAGATGTCAACGAGAAGGACTTCTATAAGCAGCAGGCGCAACAAGCGCAAGAGCACCTTACTATGCTCCAGCAGCAAACTCAGGGCGCTCAGCAGCAGATGCAGCAGATGCAAGAGCAGATGATGCAGCTCCAGCAGCAGGTAGATCAGAGCGCGACGCAAACTCAGATGGCCATGGATCAGAGTAAGATGATGCAAAGCGCTTCCATGCAAAGTGCACAGGAGGCTCATGCCGCTGCCGCTCAAGCTAGCATGGCGGCTCTGGAAGCACAGAGGGAAGTCCTGCGCAAGCAACAAGAAGCCGTTGCAAGTCAGGTTACAGTGCAGAAATTCAGGCAAGCATTGATGGATCTAGCAGCGCAGGATCCCACGCAAGGTATGGGTCCGCAACCCGATGTGCCTGCTGAGGCTGTGATGCAAGGTGCTGTAATGCCGGGTGCAGCCGGTCCGGTTGCACAACCTAACCAGCAAGCTCAACCTGAATCCGCGGCGCCTAGTCAAGATCCTGCGCAGGCCCAAGTTCCGCCGCCTCAGGAGGCCGAACCCAAGGCGCAGACTGGTAGTCCCAGTGGTAAAGATCAGAGCGGGGTTTCTATCAAAGTGGGTTCTCCGACCGACGTAATCAAATCTTTCGGTAGGATCGCGGCTGATAGACTGGGGCCTAGACTGCCATACGGTCTAGCTGGCGCCGCGGTTGGTGGGTTGGGTGGTCTCGTTGAATCCAAGATGGACTACGAACCCCTGCGCCAGAAGGTTCAGGATCTCGAAGCGCGCAAGAACGAGCTAACGTTTGCACAGTCCTTCGATCTCATGCAAAAGAGATTGAGGCTATCAGCAGGCGAGTTTGCGGCTAGGAATCCGGTTGGTTCCACCATAGGTGGCGCTGTTAGTGGGTCTATAGCTGGATTGTCTATGGGTCCTGAAGCAGGTGAGGGTGCCAGGGTGGTGCTTGAGCGGGCCGCGGGTCTGCTTAGGAAGAAGTAAGGAGACTACGATGCTAGATGTTTTTATTGAGCAGGCCTATCAAGCAGAGTTGCAGAAGACTGCCTCATCTACGGTCCGCGATTCTATGCGGTATCTTACCGATGAGCAGCTAGCGCAGGTGGTGAATGAGCCAGAAAAGCTAGCGTGTTTCCATGACGGTAGGAGCTGGTTGGATCAGTTCAAAGGCACGCCATTGCTTGATCAAGCTATCGCTCTAGAGCAGCAAGACTTAGAGATTGAGGCTATGTCTGACCAAGAGCGCCAATTGAGCCATCAAAACTGGGCTAGGCGGGATGCACTCAGACTCCAGCGCAGAATGCTAGAGTTAGAACTGGCTAAGTCTTCCGCTGGGGCCACAGCACCCCCCGCTCCTCAGGCGGCCGCACAACTTGAGCCGGTAGCACCTCCAGTTCCAGAACCGAAAACGGCCATGGTGCAGTACTCAGACGATCTGCCTGCCAAGCTCGCTTCAGTCCGCATGGCTATTGCCTATCAAGGTCCTACTCCTGAACTCATGGGCAAACTCGCTATGCTACAGGGCTTAGAAAACATGCGTAAGGAAGCCTTGATCGGTAAAGCAATCGGCACAGTACTCGGCGGTGGTCTCGGTGCCTTGCGGGGTGTGGGTAGTGCTGTATCTAATGTTGCTAGCGGTACCGCCAAGGGTATCTCTGGTTTTGCCAATCGAGGCACGGGTTGGGTAGGTAGGCAATGGGGTGGATTCAAAAAGGACCTAGGGCAATCTTTCGCGCAGTCCCAGCACAGCGTGCGGCAGGGCATCAGTGGTGGGAAAGGTATTCTAGGGACATCCACACCCAGGGATGCTCTGACTGGAGCTTCGAAGCCAGCTCCTTCTACAAAGCTGTTGCCTGGTAGGGGAGACGTGGGTGCTAGACCCATGAACATAGATGATCGCATCAACGCAAACGCAGAGGCAGCAGCTGGTCGCCGTGCTGAAGCTGTGGCTAGGGCCTCTAAGAAACCTGTTCGTATGGTTGCTGGTGGTCAACCACTGACCCTGGCACAGGGTGGTGCAACGGCGCTTGCAGCACCTATGATCGGAGCTGGGTTCGTTGGTGCTGGAGGTGCTGTGCCCAGGTCCCGTGTAGGCGCGCCTATGCCTGGCGCACCTAGTATCTCTGCGGCTCCGATGCTGCCAGAACAAGGAAAGTTCGTTGTCTCATCAGCTGATAACTTTATCAATGCTGCACTTCGGGAGGGTCTCATCGAGGAAGTGAGCCCAGCAATGAAATTCAAGCTCGCTGCCGGTGAGGCGGGTCTTCTCAATGCTATCGGCACCTTCGGCAAAGCCCATGCAGTTCCACTTGCCATGATGGGCGCTGGCGGTGTAGCAGGTGCTCTTCACGGAGCTAGTGGTGCGGATGGGTCTGCTGGCAAGGCTGTTCTAGAGGGTCTAGGCGGAGCTGCACTTGGCGGCGGACTCGGAATGGGAGGCAGGGTCATGGGCCACGCCCTCCGTCGTGGTTCTCTCGGAGCTGGCTGGAACAAGACCCTTGAGCAAACAGCCCGTGGCATTGGGCATGAGGCACCCACACAGTTTGCGTCTGGGTTGAGAGCTAACCTGAGCGCTGAGGCGCAGGGCGTGCTAGATGCTTACAGACAAGGGCGGTTGGCTACTCAGTCAGCTAAGATCAAGGATCTTATGGGCGTGGCCAACCCAGCCAATGTTGAGGCCCACGGCAAATTGCTTGATGCAGCCAGGCTCAAGGAGCAGAAGATGCGTGGTATGTTATCACCTTCCCTGGCTGCTGCGCCCACCGCTGCAGATAACACTATGGCTGCTGCCTCAGGTAACGTGGTCGCGAGTATTTTATGATTGAGCTAGCCTCCTACAAAGCTAGATCCCTTGATGTGGATCACGTGGAGCTTACGTGGTCCATCAAGGACACGAGTGAAGACCCTCTGGACTATTACTTCGAGATCTCGTCCTGCGAGAGTCCAGAGGGTCCGTTCGAGTCAATGGCCACATTCCAAGACCGTTATCACTTTGTCGACACCTCGCTCAACGTTGGGCACCGGTGGCGGATGAAGTTTTATCGGATTAGCATCATAGAGAACAAACCAGCTCTGGAACCTAAGGATCATTGGATCTCACCGCCGTTCTCGGTAGAACCCGATGCGGACTTAGCTACGATGGAGATCCGCAGACATATTCTGCTGCAAATGGCAGAGTTTGCCGGTAGGAAGGCCTGGTTGCTGCCAGTAAAGACTTTCGGTCCCAGGTGCCCGTCTTGTTGGGATAGCGCCAGGCAGCGTCGCACTAGATCTGGTTGTCTTACATGCTACGGTACCGGGTTCATTCGCGGTTTTATGGACCCCATAGAAATCCATATCCAGGTAGACCCATCACCCAAATCAACGCAGCCAGCCAGTACTGGACCACAACAGACAGTCAACACGACGGCCAGAATGGGTTATTACCCACCGGTCAAACCTGAGGACCTTATTATAGAGCCGGAGAATCGTCGGTGGCGAGTGGAAAAAGTCCACCCTGTTGAGCACCTACGCGCTGTAGTACGCCAAGAACTGGGGCTGCACGAAGTCAATCCTGAAGCCATTGAGTTCCAGATTGACCTCAAGTTAGACCGGGCTCTGTCAGAGTTGCAGTGTTCGCCTCCTAGGAACTTCACGAACCCGCACAACTTAGAAAATGTACTGCAAGGCCCGCAGCAGGACATTGTGCTAGCACACAGGTTGAGGCGCATATGATCCCTACTATGTTCAGCTATCTGCCATATGCGTCAGCTGTAGCTATTCATAAAATGGCAGAAGCCAAAAAGGACGTTCAGGAAGGCGAAGAACCCAGCTATGGGCAAAAGGCTTGGAGGGCATTCAAGTTCTCACTGCCTGTGGCAGCTGGTACTGGTATGGGTTACTTCCTTGGACGCACTGGTGCGCACCTCCTAGACCAACGTGCCATAGCGCAAACAGGCCGTCCTATGCTATCCGACGTCTCTTCTTCGGCTTTGAAGTATATCCTGGCTGGGCTAGGTGCCACATCTGGTGCCCTAGGAGCGTACATCAACCAGCAACAAGCCGAGGAGATTTCTAGACGTGCACCACCACGCAAATCGTCAGTACCATAGGCCACCGTCTAGTTTCCAGGAGAGTCCTCTCGAGCAGGTGAAGCTGGTCTTCGTGCGCTTCCTGCAGGGTTTATTCTACTACCGGCCACCTGGAGCCTTGCACTGGGATCCAGATGAACAGCTTACAGAAATAGTGATCTGCGATGATGACCCTATTGAGGTCAGTAGAATGAGTTTCAGGCCCGCTATCACTGTAACACTAGGACCGGTAGCTCTCAGTTCCATGGGTATGGATGATACGTTGTCACATAATTTACGTACGGGGGCTAAAACCAGAGGGGTGTTGGTACCCGGCACACTCCAGATAAATTGTGTCAGCAGCGTGAAAGATGAGAGTGCTGCCATCGCGTGGTTTTGTGGAGAGAGTGTGTGTCTGCTGCGCGAGATGCTACTACGTCAGGGCTTCTTTGACGTAGGTAGGAACGTTGGTATAGGTGTGCCTACACCAGCTGGTGCTCTCATTGCAGGTGATAGTGGCGGTGATTTATACGCCACTACTGCGAGCTGTCCATTTCACTTCCAGCGTACTGGTATCGTCACGCCGCTCTCGAATCCTAACAAGAGATTTGTACCGCAAGGAGATGTGTACGAAGGGGCGATGGAGACTGATTCCAGTAAGGCTATGGTACCGGGTAGAGATCCCACAGAGTGGGAAGTCCACGATCCCGTTATGATCGCTAGGGAAGTTGGCCTTCTACCGTTTACTGATCTCACTCCAGTGCAGCACGCTGTTACTGACCCGCCTTCGTACTTGTCTGATTCCTTGCCGATACTGCCAGATCCATTGAACCCAACAAAGAGCCCAGTTGCGGTCATGCGTATCGTGGCTACGCCTTCTACCCCATCGAGTTCGTCGATCCGAACCTTCACTCTTAGAGGGCGACGCATTCCCATTCGATAAACCTGCGTGAAAGAATCGTGGCCGTATTGATAGAACCAACACTCTAGCTTGAATGGAGTGAAAGGAGCCCTAACAATGGCGGTCGAGCTTCCGCGTCCTGGCGTAGAAATAATCCAGGTTATTCGTACGATCACACCGACGATTGTGCAGCCCGCACTGCCGCCCCACGTCGTAGGCGCATGCAAGCAAATTGTCCCCGCGCTTTCAACGGCCGCGGGTGGCGGGCAGCAACCTAACAGTGAGGCACTCGTGGGTCTCCCGGCTTACTTCATGTGTGAGACGGATGGTGGGCTCTACAGTTGGGGTGCCACGCCACGTGATTTGGTGGTGAGCATCAACGGTTCCGTTGATGTGACCATTTCATTTGTGAACGATATGACAGTGGTGGATGTCGTTGAAGCTATCAACACGGCGCTCGTAGAAAACGGCGTTACTGGTGCTTTGGCCACGTTCTTTCAGGACAGGCAGTCCGACGGGTCCTACACCAGAACTAGGTGGCGGTTCGCAACGACTGGTTCCGGTTCGTTCAATAGCATCGATATCAAAACCGGTACCAGCTCCCAAGTATGCGCAGCTTTTGGAATTGCCGTGGGTCAGCAGCTTGTCGGCAGGAGTACTTATGACCAGCGCTGGTTCAAGATTCCGTACCCGTATTTCCCAGACCCTAGGCAGAATCTCAATGAGTTGGAGATCTTCCCTGAGTCCGTTAGGGCCTTTCTGGCACTTGGTAACGGTAGCCTGAAAGAGGCATTGCGTACAGAGAGCTTCTTGCGCTCTGGCGGGGTGCTAGCCGCAGTGGATGACGGAAATGGTGATCTTCTGACCCCATTTGTGTCGAGTGCCACAGAGAGCTTCAACTCGGCGGCCACCTTGAAAGTCATCACCGGTATTACCATCGCTAGTGAACTCAGCGGTATGACCGGCAAGACTCTTATTCTGGATGACGGGTACGTGCAGCGTACATACACATTTGATGGTAGCGAGACCCGAGCTAACTTAGCATCTAAGCTAGACGCGTTCTTCAATCCGGACACGCTCAATCCAACTTTGGTTTTTGAGGTTGCGGTCAACGTACTCTCTATCTCCACAGTTGACTACGGGTCTGACGCTCACCTAGATCTAGTAGGCGGTACCGCACTGGCTGACATTGGTTTGGTGCCTGCGCTGACTGGTACGGCAGACGTAGATCCAGTGCCGGTGCTCACGGGTAAGAAGTTCACCCTGACTCTAGATGGTACGGATACCACGCATACGTTCACAGGGGAGCCAGCAACTCCCGCTGCGCTGCTCCTGGTTCTTGCGGCTGCCTTCCCGACACTCGATTTTTCCGTTGATGCGACACCATACGTAATCATCGAGGGTAAGGTAGGCGGACCGCGGTCTATCGTGGTCAAGGACGACATAGCAGTCAATGACGCTGCTGATGAGCTGGGTTTCGCACTGGCAGCGGAATCAACTGTCGTCACTACGCACACGGTGCATCCAGTTGCCACGGGGGACTACCTGTATGTCGACGGGTCTTTCCTAGGCATCATCACACAGGTGGCCTCAGGCGGGGTCGCTGGGAAATTGAAACTGGATAGGCAGATTCAGATACCGTATCAAGCACCTACTTTCACAGGTACGGAAGACATCACAGCTTCGGCGTTGTACGGCGCGGCTGGTACGTTGGCCGGTACCACACTCATTCTCACTGTTTCTGGGACACAGGCATCGTGTACATTTGGTTCGGGAACGTCCGCACCGGCTAGCTACTCTGACATGCTGGCCGCACTCGCCCTAGCTATTCCTAGCTGCACATTCACCAAGACGGCGCTCAACCGTCTAAATATCGCTGGTAAGCAATCGGCTCTAGTTGAGTCACTTGTGGTCACAGACACTCTCAGCAATACAGCTGCTTCTGTACTCGGTTTCGTGCTGGCCGCCTCCTCTAGTCGTGGCCGCGATGTCGGTACCTACTTTACGATTCAGGCAAAGAATCTACGTGCAGGACAGGGAGTTACAGTTAGGCCCAAAGCGGATCTCACACTAGACCTGAACTCATACCCATCTATCAAGGCGGATATGCTGCGGTCTCCTACTGGGACCCCAGTCTCCGGAGGCGTCGCTAAGGTTTTTGTATCCTATACTGCCTTACGCCTTGACGTGACCCCACTGGCCGAGAGACCCGGACTGTTGAGTTTCAGCAACACTGATGACATTGATAGTCTGATCGGTCCAATTAGTGCTGCAAATCCACTTGCGTTGGGTTTGTACTTCGCGCTGCTCAACTGTCAGGGATTCTCCGTCACAGGGCTAGGGGTGGACGAAGTGTCTGCGGATATGCCTGATGGCACCGTAGAAGCGTTCACTAGGGCAGCCAACTTCCTCGAGGGAGTTGATGTGTACGGCATCGCGCCTTTGACGCATAGTTCTTCGGTTGCACAGGTGTTCAATGCGCACGTAAATGCAATGAGTGATCCTAGCGTGAAGGCTGAGCGAGTCTGCGTGTTCTGCATGGAAAGGCCTACGCACGCTGTCGATACACTCGTAGCTTCCGGTGTTGAGGGTAACAGCACTGGTACTGTCAATGTGTTCGATACGGGTATCCCTACCTTGAGCGAGCTCCTGGTGGCGCAGGGGTTGGATCCAACCTCGACTATTCCGTGCACAGACGGTCTGTTCCTAGATATTGCGTCTGATAGTGGGCACTACAGTATTGCATCTGTGGATGGGCCTAGAGTCACCATTAGGTCTACGTTCACCGGTGGTGATAACTCAGACGGTTTCTACGCTGAGCCAGTTGTCCCTGGTGGGCAGATCCTTCCTAGCCCGCTTATCGACGAACCGTTCGCCATTCGAGTGCGAGGCACCCCTCTCACTCTTACCAATGGCAAACCAGACAAACAAGCCATTGCGTCTACGTACGCCGATATGGCCAGTGGGTTCCTCAACAGGCGATTCTGGCATGTGGTGCCGGACGAGTGCGCGGCTAGCATTGGTGGTATCGAACAGGTCATCCCTGGTTACTACATGTGCGCTGCTATCGTGGGTGCCGTTGGCCGACAGAAGCCCAGTGTCAGCTTTACTAACTTCCCGCTCGCTGGGTTCACGCGTGTTATCGGCTCCAATGATTTCTTCTCTGACCGCCAACTCAATCTGATTGCTGGTGGCGGTAACTGGATCATGGTGCAGGATGTGGCGGGCGCACCAATTCTTTGCCGTATGGCCCTTACCACGGACATGACGTCTATTGAGCTCAGAACGGAATCTGTAACTAAGATTCTAGACTTCATGGCTCGTTTGATGCGCGCCTCGCTCAAGAATTTTATCGGCAGATACAACATCACGCAATCCTTCAAGGACGCGCTCTCCAGTGCGGTTCAAGGCGTTCTGGCGTTTTCTGAGCAACTGGGTGTGATTATTAGTGGGTCACTCAATGCAGTTATCCAGAATGAAAACCAACCAGATATGATTCTAGTTGACGTGATGCTAGACCTGCCCCTGCCATGCAACTATATTCGCGTCACCCTCACGATCTGACGGGTGCGTTAGGATATACTATGTCGATAACGCGGTTTGATGAGGGTCGTCTGGCGTTCTTGGAGCTTGTTGGTTCCGAAGTGTCGGATGACCCTTTGGATCACGTACTGCGCGTCAAATACGCACACGCCACTAGTCCTGAGCTACTGCGCGTCGGTATGGCACGGGACGATTATGATAAACTTGTAGGCGCGTTCTCAGTAGCTGACATCACGTATGACGGTTCGGGTAGGTTCGACAAAGTAGCCTACCCGACCTCGGCTCTCACCAACAACATACAGCTGTTCCCACACCAGAAAGATGCTGTCGATAAGATTGTAGAGAAGGACGGTAATTTACTGCTGTCACACCCGGTCGGGTCCGGTAAAACGCTAACATCTATTGCGGCGTTTGAAAGACTCAAGGACGAAGGTAAGGCACAGAGAGCGCTTGTAGTTACCCCCGCATCACTCAGAACCAACTATCTAGAGAACGGTGTCAAGAAGTTCACCACAGCCCGCGGGGCTATTTTTGGTAACGAAGCAGAGATATCTGCTGGTACGCACGTGTCACTGGATAAGCCGGACCCCAAAGCCGCGTATCATATAGTGAGCTACGATATGTACCGCAAGAACCCGCAGCAGTATATTCGTGCCGCGGGTGCCGACACAGTCATTTATGATGAGCTGCACAAGGCAAAAAATGAGGGTGTAAAGACCACCGACGCAATCAAAGACGCCAGGCCACACCACAGAAACTTTATTGGTATGACAGGCTCGCTAGTATCGAATAGCCCAGCTGATATTGTTCCTTTGGTAGACGCTATGACCAATGGCAAGCATATGCTGGGTAGAAAGGCTAACTTTGAAAGTCGGTTCGTTGATGTCAATCCGCAGACAGGTGCTAGAAGTCTACGGAATGAAATGGTGCTTAGGGCTATGATAGCTCCCTATGTACACCATGTAGACCAAGCGCAGCTACAGACCAACGCACCCAAAAAAGTAGTGGAAGAGGTGCACGTGGAGATGAGTCCACAGCAGCACCAACTCTATCGTTACATCAAAAAAGAGCTAGACCCGGTAACCGCAGTCAAGTTCCAGTTGGGTGGTAGCCACATCAATGGCGCTGAACTCAATGATGTATTCGCCAGGCTAATACGTCTGCGGCAGGTATCGAACTCTGTTCACACCGTCGACCATTCTGTCACACTAGAAGAGTCTGCGGTGAAGACACCTAAGGTCAAGAAGCTGCTAGACGATGTAGAGGATCACATCAACGAGACTCCTGATGCACAGGTTGTTATTCACACCAACCTTATCCACGGTGGAGTAGATGTACTCCAGGCCGGTCTGAAACAGCGTGGTATTCAACACGCCACCTTCATCGGTAAGGGCAACGAGGGGGTCAATGAGAAGTCCAGGCAAGAAGGCGTTGCGGATTTCAGAGCTGGTAAGAAGAAGGTACTGGTTCTATCTGCGGCCGGTTCCGAGGGATTAGATCTGCCCAACACTACAATGATGTGCATGATGGACGGGCATTATAACCCGGAGCGTATCAATCAGGCCGAGGCAAGAGGTATTCGAGCCGGTGGGTTAGCACACAGGGCACCTGAGAACCGACGCGTGGTCGTGCGCAGGTATATGTCAGTGTCCCCTAAGGATACCAGCAGAGGAGCAGAGGTCGCCTATGACGTGTGGGCCAACATCAGCCCAAGCTTGATCCTACAGCGTATGAAAACGCCAGGTATGCCTGTCTTCTACAACCCGTTTGAGCACAAGAAGACAACGGATGAGTGGGTGTACGACGTTGCTAATAGAAAAGCAGAGTTGAACAAGAGCCTCTACGAGAATATCAAAAAGGGCGAGGCAGCTCTGCCAGAGTTCGGAACGCACGAAGAGCTGGAAGAGTGGCTGGGATTTGACAAGGTGGCTGGACCTGGTCTGGCTGCGTTGGGTGGGGCTCTACTAGGAGCTGCATATGGCGGGTACACAGCACCAAAGGGTGAACTCAACCAGGACGAGAAAGAGCACGATCCCAACAAGAGATTCAGAGGGGCGGCGGGTCATGTTCTGGGTGGTGCGCTAGGCGGGGCGATGACTGGATATGCAATCGCTAAGTCTCCCACACTTGGCCTTATGGGAGGACTGTCTGCTGCTTTTGCGCCATTCGCCGGGCACGGAATTGCTGACCTACTGGCCAAACCTAAAAGGCACATTCCTGATAGTATTCGCGAGGTGCTAGGTCCTGATAAAGTCCAGTACACAGATCGAGAGCTATTCAAAAAGTATTGGGATACGTTCGGGCATGACCTAGAGAATAAGGGTTTGGAGGCCGACGTAGACAATAAGCACGAGGCCAAATTCGTCCGCGCGCTTCACGACATTTATCAAGAGGGCAAGAAGGATGACTCAAAATGGCGCGAGTACGAGAAGTCCAGAGGTCAAGTCGTAGAACCATCCAAAGCCAAGTTCTTGAAAGGTCATGGCGTTGGTTTGGCTACGGCAGCGGGTGCCGTGCCTTTGCTGAGTTTATTGGCGCCACCCGAACTTCGAGGTGCAGCTGCGCTATCAGCAGTACCGACGTCTGTACTCCTAGGCACCTCTGTCGCACGAGGTTACCGCGATCTATTTGTTGATCCGCACGTAGCTGTAGCCTCCAGGGCTGAAGCGCGGCGAAGATCACAGTTCGATGACGAGCAGCTCCGGAAATTGCTCAGGGGTTTGCCAGTCGAAGAGGTCAAAATCAAACAGCACGTGATAAAGTAGGCAAAGGAGCCTGTATCATGAGTATGGCCAACTGGGCACCCTACACGAACTACATGCAATCTGGCATCGCCGACGGCAGCTACGTCAGCGGAGCCTTCACAGTGGTAGCCGCTGGGCCGCCGCGCTTAGCCAACATGGGCGCTAACCTTTACGAGGTTTTGGAAAAAGGTAACGCTGGGGCTGACGCTCTGGTTTACCCAATCGGCATCTTGCAGAATTTCTCCGTCAGTCACCAGAGGACATTCCAGCGGTTCTGGGAGCTGGGGTCGGAGCGAAGCTTCTTTGTGGCGGGTAGGTCTGTTGGTCAGATCCAGCTTGGCCGGATTTACTACCACGGCGCATCGCTGCTACGCCTTCTTTATGCGTACTACTACGATAGCCCAAAGGGTGCGGCGCCGCACATCCCGTCGATGTTCGCGGATCCTAATTACACCCTATCCAATCCGCACGATGTGATCATACCACCAGGTTACGAGAACGTGTTCGTCAATTTGGCGTCTGACATGTTCGCTCAGCCGATCGGCCTTCTTTTCTATATGAGGGACCTCGATCTGCGAAGTGTCAGTGCTGTGTACTTTGAGGCTTGCTACGTTCCAACCCATGGCCTTAGCACCGATGCGGCCGGTGTAGTGGTGCAGGAACAGGCTGCGCTTCAGTTCGAAAGAGCCATACCAGTCAAGGTGGCCGACACCGTCCAGCTCATTACGTCAAGCAACGCCCCCGACGCTGGCAATAGCTGGATTACTGGCGCTGCTGCGTGAGGTGAATAATGTCTTCAGCCTATCAGTTCACAGGGCAGCTAGCATTCCCACCTGATAGGGGTGTGCCACCGCCTTTGATACCATTCGCAGCTACGGTCACGTTCGATGATCAGAACGCGCTGATTATGTCACTTAGCGGCTCTAGTACCAAGACAGTGGACCTTAGCAACTTCGATGCAGCTGGTGTGAAAGGGCTATTCATCAAGGTGGATACAGCAGACCCAGCACCATCACCGATTCTGATAAAGTACAATGGTTCAAATCAAGGAACCGAGCTGAGCGGTGGTGGTATGGCTGTTATAGTCAACCCCACTCCAGTTGCTGGTGTGACCGCGCTCACGATTACACATACGTCAGATGTAGTTGTGCGGCTTTGGGTGTTCGGATGAACGTACCAAACCTACGTCTACTTCGAGCATATGGTAATGAGGCGGTTTACCAGGCCAAACTAGCTGGCGTGGCACCGGTGCTAGTAAAGCACGCGGGTCTTCTGTGCAGAGCACCCAGTACACCTACGTACACTGACCCTAGTCCGTCAGACGAGGACTCACGTCTAAGTTACATTGCTAAGTGTGCCGCTGCGTTTGGTATGGCATTGGCGGACATGGAGAAGGACGCTGCTCTGAATAACCCTATGAGTATAGCGGCTAATATGGCGGCCAGAGTCGGTAAGAGTGCTATACAGTTGGGTAGAAAGCAAACTAGTAGCGTTTTTGGCGCAGCAGGAGTACCTAAAGTGCCGGGTGTTACGGCTCCTAAAGTTCCTAAAGCGCCGGTGGGCCCTACTGCTGCACCTATGGGTGGAGTTCAAAAGGGGCAGGGTGCGAAGCCAACACAGGCAACGCCTAAGGCGCCTACGCAGGAGCCAATCAATACGCCTGCTGGTGCACCGGCAGGCGCAGGCCCGGGTACGACAGGTAATGCAGAGCTACCGAAACCGCCAGGAGCAGACGCCCCGTTCAGTCCGTGGAAGTCTATTAGTAAGTACACGAAAGGCGCACCAACGGCTGCTTTGATAGGACTGGGCGGTTGGGGGGCCTACCGTACAGTCAATCACGGATTGGGTGTGCTGGGTAATGAATCCCATGGCGCGCCTATGTGGGGGGCTGGGTATCCGGCACTGGCCCATGGTAGTAACCGTTATGGCGAAGCACAGCTAGGAACGCCCTTCCAGTATTGAGGAGAAAGCTCATGGGTACCTCGAAATCATTTGGTAGTAAGACGCCGGTGCGAGAGCACCTGATGCGTAGGAGGTCTGGTAAGACCGGCGAGCTCATCGACACTCGTAGTGATGTGGATGAGGCGTTTACGTCAATGGAGACACCAGGCCACGGCGGTACCGGCGTTCTGGCAGCTGAGACATTCACAAATGTCCCTGCGGCGTCTACAAACGGTATCAAGTTGAACGTTGCCAGCGTTGCTGCAGCAGTGACGTACTCAGGCGACGCACTGGACGGTGCTGTGGGTGGGGCTGCTATGCCGTATCCCCGAAACATCACCATCACTACTTCTGCTGCTGGGACTCCTGCTGACGCGCCAGCAACCGCGACTGTCGTAGGTCTGGACGTGGACGGCCTGCCTCTCACAGAAACCATCAATGTCCCACAGATCAACGACACGATTGAAGGCAACAAAGCCTTCAAACAGGTGATCAGCATCTCGATGCCAGCGGGCCAAGGAGTCGGTGCAACCATTTGCTTCGGCTTCGGCAACAAGCTAGGGCTTAGCTCTAAGATCAAGGTCCGTAACACGGTTGCTATGGTCTTGGCAGAACTTTATGGAACCGGTGTTGTGGGTGGCGCGGTCGGTGCAGGTGCAGCTACTGCGGTGAACCAGGTCGCCACGGCTACCAATCAAGTCGCCACGGCTACCAACCTGACAGCTACAACTGCCGAGATGCACTATCTCGGTGTGCCGGATACCGCTGCTGCTGATGCTGTCCATGCTGCTCTGTCGGATACAGAGGTAAATGAGTTCCCCGGACCTATCACAGATCCAGACATCCCACGCAACCTCACAGCGACATTCGGCGCGGGTTGGGATGGTGGGGACCTTACCGTAGTTGGAACAGATCAATTTGATGAGGCTGTGACTGAAGTGCTGGCTGCTAATCCAGGTGGTAGCACGACAGGTGTGAAGATCTTCAAGACAGTCACTTCCATCACCAAGGGCGCTGTTGGTGTTGCAGTGGCCACAGCTTCTGTTGGTCACGGTAACAAGCTTGGTATTCCCACTGTTCTGGCAGCAGCCAGGGGTATTTTGACTGTAACTCAAGTGGCTGAGGTCGGTACCTGGGACATGACCTACCACGCGGTAACTCCGTCCAATGCACCCAACTCTGCACGCGCCTATTTGGTGGTGGTTTCGGCAGCGCACACGCATGTGCAGAACGCACACAATCACACGCAGGACGCCCACAACCATACCCAGGACGCGCATTCACACGGTGCTGGCGGTGGTACCGTTGTTGTTCCGGCAACAGGTTTGCCGAACGGCACGTACACCCCAGCTGTTGCCCCGAATGGCACCAATGACTACGTTTTGGTCTACGAGCGCGACAACTCGTAATTAGAAACGCTTCCACCATTCCCCGTCCAGCCCATCCAGTCTGGGTAGCTCCTCATCTAATATCGTCTTGGTCCTCATCGGCGCTAGTTCTTCCAGTGTCGGTTTCGAAGGCCTCGAGGTATCGCTTCCAGATTTCATCTGAGCAGGTGTCCTCGTCAGCATCCTCACTGTCGCTT